ACCGATGTTCCGTGTTCGCACAGCGCGACTGGCAGCGCGTGGATGTGAAGTTCACCCGCTTCGACACCATTGACCTCGGCACATTCGACGGCATCAAGATGGACATGGAAGGCGCAGAGATTGAGATTCTGGAAAAGGTGAAGGCGTGGGGGCGCGTGCGAAAACTGGCGTTTGCTTACCACTTCAAAAACGATCCGAGCGTGCCGCGTTTCAATGCCATACTGGAGCGGCTACGGCAGAAATTCCGCGTCACAGCACCGACGATGCGCGGCGAAATCTTTCGCGGCTTCCCCGACGACAAGCACGTTTTTTGCCAAGCACCATGAGCCGCCCCGCAACAACCGCCGAATGGAACGCCGACCGCACCGCGCAACTGCTGGACGTGACGCGTGAACACCTCTACGTGCTCGCCCGTGCAGGCACGATCCCGAAGCCGGTGGACGGCGCATGGGCAGCGGTGAAGTGCAACGTCGCCTACATCCGCAGCCTGCGCGACCGGCACAGCGCGAGCAGCAAAGAGGACAAGTCGCGCAAGCTCAAGGCCGAGGCAGACATGGCCGAAATGGAAAGCGCGCGCATGGAAGGCACGCTATGCCTGCGGAGCGACTACCTGAACAACTTCGCCGACGCCATCGCGCACGGCGTCTCGCGCATCTCGCGACTCAAGACGCTCACGACGGCGCAAAAGGAATCCGTGTTCGCGGCGCTGCGCGAATTGAAGCTGCCGGAACTGGAGAAGCCAGCGGAGGACGGGGAGGAAAGCGGCACGGCGGAAATAAATCTTCCACCGTAAAGCTACCCATTTCAACGCTTTGCGGAGTGAGGCAAAAATAATTGTGGACAGAAAGCGGTTTGTGTTCCATTCTTTCCCCATGAACAAAACCTACACGACGAAAGCCGAAGCAATCGCAGCCGCCAAAGTCCTCCGCGCCGAAAACAAAGTGGTGAAAATCATGAAGAGCGAATACTGGATGCCAGGCCGCTCAGGCCGTGCGGCCTGCAATCCCTACAAGGTCACGAACTTCTTCATTGAAGCCCGCTAGTCCAACCCTCAACCACAAAAATCAAATGAACAACCATCCCATCTACCTCAAAGCCGCACGCGGCGAATACATCGCGCCGAAGGATCTCGCCATCCTCGTCCGCACCGCGCTCAAAGCCGAATGGCCCGGCGTGAAGTTCGGAGTCACCAGCAGCCGCGGCGGCGGTTCATCCATCAACGTCCGGTGGCAGGACGGCCCGACCAGCAAGCAGGTCGAAGCCATCGCCGGTCAGTTCGAGACGAAGGGATTCGACGGCATGATTGATCTCGCTCACTCCAACAGCCTTTGGATTTATCCCGACGGCTCGGCGCACTGCGCGCACGACAGCGGCACCGAGGGCAGTATGGGCAGCGCGCCGGAAGTCATCGTGTCACCCAAAGACGGCACGGCCATCCTGCTCGACAACGTGGCGTCCTGCTACGTGATGGAAAGCCGCAGCCTGACCGCCGCGGCATTCCATCGCGCCATCGCCGAGTATCGCGCTGAGAATTGGGTGGGATTGGAAGCAGTGGATTGGGACGCCATCGAAATCCGCGAGCACGCTGACGGTGACGCATACCTCGCCAACGTGCCGAGCATTCATGTGGGCGGGCCGCACTACTGGCTAGACTCTGCAATCGGTGCAAAGGCGCACAGCTATGACATGACGCAGCCGCAGCCCGAGGTTGCAAAACTGGAGCCGGTGCATTCTCCGGTGCTGTGCTGGTGAACCGCGCCGCGCAACAACTCGGCAGGCTCGCCAAGGGCAAGCCCAAGACGCTCACCCCGGCGGAACGTGAACGCCGCCGGGAGTGGGCGCGCGGGCTGGCACAGCGAAGAAAGGCAAAGCATGAAGTTCCGCCGACTCACTGAACAGACCCGGCGCGACTTCTATGCGCTCTGGAGCGGCTGGCATCTGCGCGAGGTTCGCAAGCCGAGCGTGTGGGCCGCGCAAGACCGCCGCATCGCTGCGGGCCAATCGCCGCTCACGCACGGCGAGGACATCCCCTATCGTCACGAAGTCATGCCGTGGTGCGTCGAGCCGATGGACACGGCGGACGATCCGACCGTCAACGTGATCGTGCTCTGGATGGCACGGCGCAGCGGCAAGACGGAAGGCGTGTGCGGCAACATCATCGGGCGCACCGTCACCGACGACCCCGGCAACATCATCAGCATGTGGCCGGTGGAGGACAGCAGCGACCGATTCAGCCGCGACGTGATCGAGCCGATGATCGAGGCGACGCCTTCGCTGACGCGCGTATTCGTGGAGCGCAAGAGCCGCGACACCGGGCGCACGATTGACTACAAACGCTTCCACGGCGGCTCGCTCTACATCATCAACGCTGGCAGCAAATCGAAGACCCGCGGCATGGCGGCAAAGATCGTCCTAGCGCATGAAGTGGACGCCTACCCCGTGAGCAGCCAAGGCGAGGGCGATCCCATCGCCAAGCTGTTCGGGCGCACCGAGGGATTCGAGGCAACGAAGATCATCGAGTCCACCGGCACCTTCACCGCCGAGATCACGCCCGATGGAGCGAAGGTTTATCGGAGCAACATTGAGATGTGGTATGACCGGAGCGACCAGCGGAAATGGTTTTGCCCATGCCGCAAGTGCGGGCACGGTCAATGGCTCAAGTTCGATCAGATCAAAGCCGTCGCAAAGAAAAGCGGGGCGCTGCACTACTACCTCTGCGAAAGTTGCGACGCGGAGCACGACGAGAAGCAATGGCGTCGCATGGTCGGGGCTGGCCAATGGAAGCCCACGGCACCGTTTAACGGCGTGCGCGGCTACTGGATCAACGGTGCCAATAGCCTATTCCCGAAAGCCAAAGGCTACACGTCAAAGCTCCACCAGTTCCACGCCGAGAACGAAGCAGCGATGGCAGCGCATCCCGAAGTGAAAAAGGTGTGGGTGAATGAAATGCGGGCCGAGCTTTGGAACCCTGACACGGAGAAAACGCCGCCACCACCGTATCAGCCGATCCTCGACGGGCGCGAAGACTACGCGACCGAGGCCGCAGTGCTTGTGCCTGAGCAGGCGCTTGTGCTCACTAGCATGACCGACCTGCACGCCGACCGGCTGGAGGTGGAGTGGCGCGCATGGGCGAAGGACGAGACGAGTTGGGGCGTTGGCCACTTCGTACTTTTCGGCGACACAAACCGCACGGAAGTATGGGAGGAATGGACGAAGCACCAGCAGCGCACATTTCCGCACGCACTCGGCGTCCCGCTGCGACTGTCAATGGCGCTTGTGGACGGCGGATGGCGCGTTGATCCGGCGCTTGCGATGCTGCAACGAATCCATCACACCCCGGTGCCGGGCGTGACCGGCAAGGTGCGAATCAGCAAGGGCGCACCGCAATGGCAGTCCGTGATTCACAACAAATGGGGCACGGTCAAGACCACAGCGAAGGGCATCATCATCGGGACATGGGCGGCGAAGTCACTGATTTACGAACGCCTGCGCTGGCACGGCGCGAAGGAAAAGCCGCCCGGCTTCATGCACTTCGGCAAATGCTACGGTGACGAGTTCATCCGGCAAACCGTATCCGAAGTGAGCGTGTTCAAGATTATCAACGGCGCGAATGTGGAGACGTTCAAGAACCCCGATGGCAACCGCAACGAGGCGCTGGATTTGCTCGTCGGCAACCTCGCCGCGTTCCGGCGCACGCGATGGGACTTCGAGACTATCGAGCGGACGATGCGCGACGACGCCGAAGCCCTGCGCACGCCTAACGCGAAACCGAAGCCGGAAATTGACTACGCCATTTTTCAGGCTACGCAGACGCGGGGAAGCTGGCTGTGAAAAGAAATTAAAAATCGCAGACGCGGGGAAGCTGGCTGTGAAAAGAAATTAAAAATAATCCTTGCGTGCGGAAACGCTTTAGAGAATACTGCCAGCACATGAGCACTCAATTTCAAACGGTGCCGCCCTCAGTTTTGCGCTTGCAACCACGGCGCGGTGCGACTATACGCAGCGGCACCAATGGCGCTCCCGCTTCTCACTATATTCCCGCAGTCAATCACGTCGGGAGACACGACGCGCCTGCAACTCAGCCTGCCGGAATGCCCGGCCTCGACCTACACGGCGACGCTCATCCTGAACCAGCCGGGGCAGGCGGCGGTGACGTGTGCTGGCACGGCGAGCGGAGACAACTTCCTTTTCACAATCACCGCCGCGCAATCCAGCGCGATGGCGGTCGGCGCTTGGACGTGGCAGGCTCGCGCAACTCAGACATCCAGTGGCGACGTGACAACCGCCGCCGCTGGCGACTTCATCGTGCTGGCAAATCCCGCCAGCACGCTCACCAAGTCAAACGCACAGCAGCAACTCGACGCGGCAAACGCGGCGCTCCTGTTGCTGGCAGGCAACCCCGACGCGGCGACGAACTTCAATGGGCAGAGCATCACCAGCGTTGACATCCCGAAGATGATTGCCGTCGTGCGCAACCTCAAGGCGCTTGTCGCAGAGGAAAAAAACGAAGCATCAGGTCTGCGCGGCGACGCAAAAACTCGAAGCATTAGACCGTATTTTGTATGAAAAAGTTTGTATTTATCGGCCCGGACAGGAGCGAAAAACTAGCCCGTCTGCGCGCCAAATTTCCTTGCGCTAAAATCGAAGTCAGTGAAGGGCATGGAATTATTTTTGCGGAGGTATCGGCATGAACTGGAAATTCTGGCAATCCACAAAAAGCGCAGCGCCGGAAACGGCGACGGTGCGGAATGACTACACGCAACTGATTACTCAGTTGAAAAAGCTGTCACCTGACTGGCAGGTGAACCGCATCGGAGTTGACGCGGAGATTTACAGGAACCATTGGGAACTGAGGGCATACAGCCGCAACCTCGCGCGCGAAAATCCCTACGTCATCGGCTACTTCCAAGACCTCTGCGCGAACGTCATCGGGCCGAACGGCTACACGATCCGCATGATGATTAAGGAGGAGGAGGATCGCGTGATTCACACGCCGATGGAAAAGGCAATCCTGCGCGCGGAGACGGAACGGCGAGCGCAGATTGCAGCTTACATCGAGCGGACGACCGGCAAAAAACCAGCCGCGAAAAAACTGTTTCGCGAAGTCAAAGGCAAGGCCACGATACAGGTCGGAGAAATGGACGTGTTCGCCTGCCAGCTCATCGAGCGGAAATTTCGCGAATGGCAGTTGCGCGAAAATTGCACCGTTACTGGACGACTCAGCTACAACGAAAGCCGTCAGCTTCGCCTGAAATCCGCCGCGCGCGACGGCGAGCATTTCATCCGGCTCGTCCGCGATGCGCGCTATCAGCCATTCGGCTTCAAGATTCAGCACATCAACGCCGAGTGGTGCAGCTACTACTTCACCGGCAAATGCGCGGCGACTGGCAACCCGGTGCGGTTCGGCATCGAGTATGACGACAGCGGCGCGGCACCCGTGCCAGTGGCGTATCACTTCGTCAAGGCGACCGCGAGCCAATGGGGAGGCTACGCGCCCATGCCGTTCATGCAGGGCGGCGAGGAAAACTGCACGCGCATTCCAGCCGAGGACATCATTCACTACGCCAAGTTTGACGACGACGCGGACGTGACGCGGCCCGTGCCGTGGACGACGCCGATCATGAGCAACGCGCGCCAGCTTGCGAAATGGATGGAAGCGGCGGTTGTCGCCGCTCGCGTAGGCGCGTGCTCCAATGTCTTTTTCGAGACGGATTTGATCGGGCCGGATGGAACTACGGCAGCGGGAGCAGATCCCGATATCATGAAAAAGCTCTCGATGGAAATGAATCCCGGAGGAATGCACGGCCTGCCTCCCGGTGTGCGCGCGAAAGAGTTCAACCCGAACAATCCGAATCCGGCGACGGGCAGCTTCCGCAATGAGAGCTTGCGCGAAATGTGCGCGGGACTTCCAGCAGCGCAATTCTCGACGCTCGGCCAGAACTATTCCGAGATCAATTTCAGCGCGGGCCGACTTGAAAGACTGAGCATCACCGCGCAATGGATGATGCTGCAAGAATGGGACATCTCCACAGCGGAGCGGCGCATATTTTCCGAGTGGCTAAAAATGGCGCTTATCATGGGCGCGGTGCCGCTGCCTGTTGCGAAGTTCCGCAAGTTCAACGCGGTCAAGTTCACCGGCAGACGATGGGCAGGTGTGGACGCTGTAAAAGAAGGCGTCGCAAAAGCGCAAGACCTCGCCAACAAATTCACCAGCCTGCAAGCCATCCACGATGAGCAAGGCACCGACCTCGAGCAGACGTTGACCGAGATCGCAGAGAGCAACATGCTGATGGAGAAATTCGGCATCGAGACGGCGACCACCAAGGGGCCGATGACTCCACCGGACAAAGACGAGCCGGATGACGACGACGACGACGAACCACCCAAGAAAAAAGAAGCATGAAAAAGAACTGGTATTCCATCACCGCTAAATCTGACTCCGAATGCGTAGTTGATATTTTCGACGAGATCGGAATGTGGGGAATTTCCGCAAAGGAATTTGCCGAGCAACTGCGCGCCGTTGGCAAAGTGAAAAACCTCACGCTTAACCTCGACAGTCCCGGCGGAGACTGCAATGACGGCCTCACGATTTACGATGCAATTAAAGCCAGCGGCGCGAGCGTCACGGTGAACATCATCGGCCTCGCGGCAAGCATGGCCAGCGTCATCATGCTCGCAGCCGACGCGGGCAAGATTCGCATTTACGAAAATGCGCGCGTGATGATTCACCGCGTCACTGGCGGAGCGCACGGCAACACCGACGACCTCGCCGCCGCAGCGCAACTCACAAAGCAATTCGAGGATCGCATCGTATCGCTTTACGTCGCGCGCACCGGCAAGGACGAAGCCGAGATACGCGACATGATGAAGGCTCAGCTTGGCACTTGGTTTTTCGGGCAAGAGGCAGTTGACGCAGGCTTCGCGGATAGCGTTATCAGCGGCGTCAAAGCCAAGGCATTCAAAGCGCAATGGGCGGGACTGTTCACAATGCTCCCGGCTGCTCTTTTCAAAGACGGCGAAAAAGCTATTGACACCGCCGCGCAATCTGTTATAACCGCGCAAATGGAACCTTCCACGCCCACACCCGTTGTTGCCGAGCCAGTCGCGCCGGTAGTCACCCCGCCCGCAACTCCGACTCCCGCGACCGTGGAAGTGCCGCCAGATGTTCCGGCTATCTCCGCGAAAGCCGCAGCCGACGCAATCACCGCCGAGCGCGCACGCATCGCGGAAATCAAAGCGTGGTCAAAGTCGGTGGAGGCTGTGCAGAAAGTCAGCTTGACCGACGCCGTGGATACTTTCATCGCAAATGGCAAGAACCTCGCCGAGTTCAAGGAGCACGTCATCCTGAATACGTTCAAAGCCGCGACCGTCGCGACATCCACGGACGCGCAGGGAGCCGCAGGCAACACGATGAAGCGCGCCGACTTCGACAAGCTCTCGCCGTTCAACAAAGCCGACTTTTGTAAAAAGGGCGGGAAGATCACCGACTAACCAACCGCAGAAACCTCACTTCGTAACCGCACAAATATATGGCCGCACCCACCAACAACAACACACTCACCGACCTGATTCCCGATGCCTACGCCGCACTTGACGTGGTGAGCCGGGAGTTGACCGGTTTCATCCCGACCGTTGCCCGCGATTCCCGCGCAGACATGGTTGCAGTCGGGCAAACGCTCCGCTCCATCGTCGCACCTGTGAACGCCTCCGGCGCTGACATCGTTCCTGCGATGGCGGTTCCGTCCGCGCTCAATCAGACCATCGGCAACAAGTCGCTCACGATCACAAAAGCCCGCTCGTTCGGCTTTAGCTGGAGCGGCGAGGACATCATGGCGGTGGACAAGGGGCCGGGCTACCTGACCATCCAGCAGGATCAGATCGCGCAGGCTATCCGCGCTGCGGTCAATGAAGTCGAGGCCGACATCGCTGCCGCCGCTTCCGCTGGCGCGAGCCGCGCTTACGGCGCGACCGCCGACACCGCTCCGGTCATTGGCGACTTCAGCAACGCCAAGAAAATCCTCGACGACAACGGCGCTCCCGGCTCTGACCGTCACTGCGTGCTCAATACTGCGTCCGGCGTGGCCGTGCGCGGATTCTCGAATCTCTACAAGGTCAACGAAGGCGGAGACACCACGCTGCTTCGCCAGGGTCTCCTTGGCGACCTCTACGGGTTCAGCCTCCGCGAATCCGCGCAGGTCGTTCGCCCCACCAAGGGAACCGGCGCGAGCTACCTCGTCAACAACGGCGCGGGCTACGCGATCGGAGATACCGCCATCACGCTGGACACAGGCAGCGGCACCATCCTCGCGGGCGACATCGTTACCTTCGCGGGCGACACCAACAAGTATGTTGTCGCGTCCGCGCTTGCCGCAAATGTCGTCACCCTCGCAGCCCCAGGCCTGCGGCAGACGCTCGCGGACAATACAGCCGTCACTGTATTCGGCACGAGCGCACGCAACTGCGCATTCAGCCGCAACGCCATCGTGCTTGCCACACGCCTTCCGGCTATCCCGGCGCAAGGTGACATGGCGCTCGATCGCCAAGTCATCACTGACCCGCGCACTGGACTCAGCTTCGAGATTGCGATGTATCCCGGCTATCGCATGAACACCTACCACGTCTCGATCGCATGGGGCGTCACGGTGTTCAAGCCGGAGCACCTCGCGATTATCATCGGCGGAGTCTAAGCAGATTGCTTGTTCATCTTAGCGCCCGGTCTGTTCACTCGGGCCGGGCGCTTTGCTTTCTAAAATGTCACGCACCACAGACGCACACGACCGGCTAGTGACATCGCAGGCGCGATGGACGGGATTATCGTGCGTCGCGACCATTGGAACGATGAGCGCGATCCCGTGCGTCGTCGGCATGAACGCATTCGGCGACGTGCTTTTGCCGGGGGGTGGAGGCGGCGAATCGGGATCGCAGTTGCTCGCCATCAAAAAGAGCCTGCTCACGGACTACGCCGACACGGTGAAATTCCCGAATGGCGAGCCGCCGAAATTCACGCCAGTCACGGTGCGCGGGCAAGATCACGTCATCCTCGACGTGGACGAGCGCGACGGCATTTTCTACATCACGGTTGGCGATCCGACCACCTCTGAATAATGCAACAGACCATCGGCAACAAGATCGAAGCGTGGGCAATTCAGGCACTGCGCGCGGCTGCAACGCTGCCGTTCGACCTGCAAATTGAGGCGTTCAACAGCAGCGCGGAGGCAGCAATGGAGCGGATCGTGGTGAAGGCCGAGGTGGGCGAGAAAATGCTGGAAGGGCAGAAGCC